AAGATCTATTGCATTTATATCATTTGTATTTTTATAATAAGCAGTATGATTTCCAACAATACTATGAACCATACAACCCATTTTTTGCAAACGATCAAAATAGTGATCTTTTGCCCACGTTAACGCAGAAAAATCTATTCCCTTCCGACTATCAAAAGTATCACCCATATCGATAATCGTAGTGATACCTTCTTTCTCTATAGTGGGAAAGAAAACATTATTATAGAACTTCAGAAAATAATCATGAAAAAGTTTAGAATTTTTTCTTGCTCCGAAGTGCTGATCAGTTATGATAGCAATCTTCATTAATTACGAAGTTTTGAATGTACAGCATCTTTGATTGAATTATAGTCGGAATAATTGTCTCCGTCAATCTTATTACTATCATCAAAAACTTCAGAGTAACCTGATTTTTCTAAAATTTTATTTTTAATTTCTAATTGTCTTTTCTCTCTTTGTATTCTACGAAGAAAAGCATAATGAATGATCTGAGTAAAATATGCAAAAGGATTCTTAGATTTTGCTGGATCAAAGTTGTGAATGTACTGAACACAATTCTCAATACCATCAGATATCATATCCTCCTTAAACATGTAGTTTACGAAGTTTGGTTTGAATGATAAGTGATTTGCAATCTTTAAAAAACACTCTCCAATATACCTTGGTATTACTGGTTTTGTTTTATCTTGTAATCTAGCAATCTCAACGTCCTCTCTATACTTAATCAAGGCAGCGAGAAACTCTTTGTTATTTACATAGTGCTCAGACCTTTTACGTCTTGCCATGGTTCCTGGCTTTAGCATGAGTTTTTATCACTAATATGTATATAGTATAACATTTATAAAGATACTTGACAAGTGTTCAAATTACCATTACAATAACTTTGTGGAAGTGCAAGAGATATATTAGTTACTAGTATTACTATTACTATTTTTAAATATTTTTTCTAAAATTACTTTTGCCTCATTTACACTAGATATATAACCCATCTTTCGACTTATTTTAGATTTACTTTCCTTATCATCCTCTACATCTCTAACATATCTTTCATACATCATTATCATTTCTATATCATTTGATTCAGATAATGTAATAATATTATCCATGTTGATTATGAACATATCATCCTTTGTTGTTTTTAACCATGGTTCTACTTTATATCCAATAGTTCCTGTTTTTCCTTTTATTGCCTCTATTATAATGGGACTATGTAATATCAACATTGTTCTATCATCCTCGTCAGAGGCAGCAACCTTGGCAAATATTTCCTCACCTGTTCCTAATTTAACTGTAGCAAAAAAGTCGTCTTCTATCATTAGCGTATCCTAATTGTGATTATTTCATAATTAAAATTTTCTTCATTGTAAATTTTTATTCTTTCGATAAAATGATTTAGAGTGTAATTTTTTTTTGATCTATAAGTACAATCATCAGAAATATCATACAGAGTTGCTTTCACTTTATCTTTACCTTTCCTAAGAACCCTACCAATTGATTGTAAGTTTCTTATTCTAGATTTGGAAGGACTAGCAAAAATAACATTGTGCAACCTTTTTATATTGATTCCAGTACTAAAAGTTCCGTAACTAGCAACAATAATTGCATTATTCTCAGTTTCAGTGATTTCTCTTACTTGCTCTCTTTCTTGAGCATCAACACCACCGTGAATAAAGAATACTTTACGATCACCTTTTTTACTATTTATCATTTCGTAAAGAACTTTCCCATGTGCTTCCACTCGTGAAAACAGAACCAATGTGTTACCTTTCAAATCAATTGTAAGATTTTTTATAAATTTATTTCTTTGTTCATGTGTAATTAAATATTCTATTTCATCTTGGTATGTTTCAAATTTCCTTTCAGGATGTTTTAAGATGATACATTGAATATCTAATTGAGATAAATGTCCTTGCTTCATCAACTCATCTGTTTTGGTTACTTTATAGGATGGACCAAACAATCCCTCTAACACCCATTTATGAGTTTGAGTTCCATCTAAAGTTCCAGTAAATCCAAATCTATATTTTGCATGATGTAATTTAGTCATTATAGATATTAATGACTTCGACTTGAACAGGTGTGCTTCATCCCCTATAATAACATTATAATCTTCAAAGAAAGAACGATCTAAATTATATACAGACTGCCATGTTGTGATAGTAACAGGATATTCATTTGTTTTCTCTTTACCTGAATAAATTCGGTGACAGTATGACTCAGCATCCCAACCATAATCTAGGAAATCTTTATACATCTGTTCTACGAGACTTGTCGTGGGAACAACTAGAAGTATTTTTTGTTCTTTATGCACGTAATACCTTACGAGAGAATAGATCATCAAGGATTTGCCTGAGGCAGTTGGTGATATCAATAGTTTTCTGTTATGCTTTAGAGCGTCGCATACTCCCTCAATTTGGTATTTCCTTGGAGGATGAGAACAAATAGATTCCATGTAATCTTTTACACCCTCATATGATATTCCCTCGTTAATTTCAAAGGGAGCACCATAATAATCATTATCTACAAATTTATATGTGTAATCGTGTCTCTCACAAAAAGAAATTATTTTATCTAATAGTCCTACGTATATCTTCTTTGTTCTCATATCGAATAGGTGGATCTCTCCATTCCAATTCCTATTTCGATATTGCGGCATAAACTTTGCACCCTCTACCTCAAAGGTAAAGTGGTCTCTTAACTCATACTCAATATGAGGTTCTGATTCAATTTTTAAAAATACTTCGTTAGACTTGGATATAACGACGTTAGCAGATGTATCAATCACCTAGTCCATGCGTCTAGAAGTATTTAGTTGCTCATGTCAACCCCCGTATAGTTACAAACTATTACACATCTTTTTTTATTATCATTGATTTTGCTTTTAGGTACATGATGGTCTAACCTACCATCAAAAGCAATTAATTTTCCCTCCTCTGCTTTAATTTTACGATTAGATGTTGTAAAAATTAATGGGGCAGAACCTTTAGGTGCATTAACATAATAAGAACAACTGTATAAAGCATCTGGATGACTATGAACTTCTACTTCACTTTCATCTTCATATATCAATCCCCACATCTCATAACAAAATAAAGCACCACGTTTATTAACAACAAAATCTTTATATACCATTTGAGATATCCAATTTTCTATTAAATTTAATTTTTTATTTTCTATACGCATTTTATTATTTTTTATCCACCTTACCAATCCTTGAGATTGAATTTTTCTTTCTAATCGATCTTCATATGGAAGACTAGAGATAATATCATAAAGATATGAATTTATTTTTTCTGCAAACGGATAAAAATGTTCTTTAACTTCTAATCTCTCTCGCAAATACATTATCCTAATCCCGAATTAAATCTCATAAACTCAATCGCATTCTTAATTTGATATGTTCTGTTCTGTATTACCTTAAGAATACTTTCCAAATATACCAACATCGTATCATAGTAATCTATCTTTAATGATGCGTTAGATAATTTTTCGTCAGCATCAAGATATTTAGTCATTGTATCTTTATCTCTTATCTTCTTTGGAAAAGGATTCTCTACATATACTTCTGGGTCTGCTTTCCCACTAAAATACTCATACCGTTCATGACGGATATTTTTTCTTTGTTGCTCTGCCTTCTTTCTTAATAGAAAGATAGTATTATATAATTCAAAGTACTTCGCATGAAGAGATGGGACATTCAATGATTCTTCGTGTAGATTATCTCTGTCGATCTTTGCATCTTTTTCCCACATCTCTTGAAGTTTATC